TAGAAATAGCTAGAGAAAATAAAAATAAATATGATGTTCAATCTAGCAAACAAAATAAAAACAAAGAATAATTAAAACTACGTTAGCTATATACTGCAAAGAATCAAAATATTTCTTAAAATTTTTTAAGTTTATTTTAGAATATTATGGTATATTACATTTGTAGATAAGTTATTAATTTAAAACCAACGAAAAATGAGTAATAATAATCAAACTATGGAAAGCACAGTAGAGACTGTTGATTTAGATTTAAATGAAATTTTTGATGGAGCTGCCACCGCAGAAGGTGTGACTCTTCCTCAAGAAGATTCAAGTAAGCCTAAAAATAATATTTTTTCAAAAGCTAGACCTGATGTAGATATGTCATTTGCTGATGAAAATCAGAAAGATGATGCAACAACAGAAGAAGAAACAACTAATGAAGAAACTGTTGCTGATAAACCTAAATTTACTAAAGAAGAAGGTGAAGATATTTTAAGCACCTTTACTGATGATGAAGAAGAAGTTGATGAAACTCCAACTAAAAAAGAAGTTTTAAAAGGTAATGTAAGTCATGTATTTAAAACTTTAATTGAAAAAGATAAATTAATTGGTTTTGATGATGATAGACCTCTTGAAGAATATACAGAGAAAGATTGGGAAGAGTTAATTGAAGCAAACTTAGAAGAAAAAGCTAGACAAATTAGAAATGAAACTCCTAAACAGTTCTTTCAAAGTTTACCTGAAGAACTACAAATTGCTGCAAGATACGTAGCAGAAGGTGGTCAAGATCTCAAAGGTTTATTTCAAACATTAGCTCAAACTGAAGAGGTTCGTTCTTTAGATATTAAAAATGAAAGAGACCAAGAAAGAATCATATATGATTATCTTACTGCAACAGGGTATGGTACAGCAGAAGAAATTGCAGAAGAAATTGAGGTTTGGAAAGATCTTGGAAAACTTGAACAACAAGCTCACAAGTTTAAACCAAAATTAGATAAAATGCAAGAGCAAGTTGTTGCTCAAAAGATAGAACAACAACAATTAAAGAAGAGACAACAAGAGTTGGCTTCTCAGCATTATATGGAAAATGTGTATGAAACTTTAAAAGAAGGAAAGATTAATGACCTTAAAGTAGATAGAAAGACTCAAGCAATGTTATATAATGGTTTAGTTCAACCAAACTATCCATCAGTGAGTGGAAAGAATACAAACTTACTTGGACATCTATTAGAGAAGTATCAATTTGTTGAACCTAACTATCCATTAATTGCTGAGGCATTATGGTTATTAGCTGATCCAAATGGATTTAAAGCAAAGGTTATGGAGAAGGGTGCTCATACTGCTGTGGAAAAAACAGTGAGAAAATTAAAAACTGAACAAGCAAATAGTGGAGGAAGCTCATTAGGAGTTCAGGAGAGAGAAAAAGAGAAGAGCGTTTCAAAAAGAAAAATTGCAAGACCAAACAATATATTTAGAAGAACTTAAATTTTTTAACATAAACAACAATTATTATTAACTAAAAACAATTATTAATTATGGCAACTCCAGTTTTAAACAATGGGATTTTTCTGCGAGATACAAGCTACCAAGCTAGTTCTCATGTAGATTCATACCACCTTACTCAGATGTTAGGTTCTGCTGAACCTATGGATATGGGACCAGTTGATTTATGGGCAATGACTCAAAAAGTTGAAATGCCTTTATATCAAATGGCTTCATTTGGTGGAAAGAATACTATCATGGTTGACAATGCACGTGGTGAGTATAAATGGCAGACTCCTGTAGCACAAGATTTACCTTTTGCTGTAGGAAACATTGAAGCAACTACCGATCTAGGTGCAGATGGTACTACCTTCAGAATTAAATTATCTAAAAGAGCATTTGGTCATGGTGATATTATCACTTATGATAAATACAATGGTCTTGAACTTTACATCACTGCTGATGATATTTTACCAGCAGGAGATGGTTTTATTTACACTGTTCAACTTGTAAACAATGATAATGCTGCAACCCTTGACGCTGACAAATATTTAGTGTCTGGTACTAAGTACTTTAGAAAAGGTTCAGCACGAGGTGAATATGGTGAAAGATTTTCTGACATTGAAACAGGTTCTGGTTTCCGTGAATTCTACAATTTCGTAGGAGGAGCAGAAGCACACGTACACTATTCTATTTCTAGCCGTGCAGATCTTATGATCAAAGGTGGTTTGAATGCTGATGGTACTGTACCTGTAACTGAAATTTGGAGAAACTTTAACCAAGATCCTAACAATCCTTCAGTTTCAAGTATTGAAGAGTTAGTAGCAAGCATGGGTAAATCAGGTGCTAGAGAAGCTTTTGAAAGCGGTAAATTAACTAGAACTTTCATCACTAATCTTGAAGCAGCTCACTTATCTAAAATTGCTAATGATATTGAAACTTACCTAATGTGGGGTAAAGGTGGACGAGTTAAGCAAGATGGTCCAGATGACATCAGATTATCTGTTGGTCTTTGGTCTCAGTTGGATAACTCATTCAAAAGAATTTACAACAAGTCTCAATTTACTTTGGACATGTTTAAATCTGAGCTTTACAACTTCTACCAAGGTAAAGTTGAATTTAAAGGACCAGACCCACAAAGAAAACTTGTTGTACAAACAGGTATTGGTGGTATGCAGTTGATTAACAAAGCAATTGCTAATGAAGTATATGGTTCTGGTTTAGTACAAAATGCTTCTGATATTGGAGCTGTAACAGGTAAAGGAATGGATCTTGATTTTGGTTTTGCTTACACAAGCTTTACTATTCCATTCTTAGCTAACGTTAAGTTTGTACTTAACCCTGCATTTGATAACTTACATACTAATGATATTGAGAATCCATTGATTGATGGACGTCCATTAAGCTCTTTTAGCTTTATCATTTTTGATGTAACTGAAGAAGGTAACGATAACATTTTCTTATTGAAACTTTCTTGGGATAATCAATTGAAGTGGTTCTACCAAAATGGTACTATGGATTACATGGGACGTACTCAAGGATTTGCATCTACTGGCCAGTTCAATGGTTATAGAGTGTACATGAGTCAGACTATGCCAGCTATTTGGGTTAAAGATCCGACTAAAGTATTGAAGATTGTAATGAGAAACCCTGTTACAGGAGGTTCATTCTAATTATTAACTTGTGATAAAAGGGGGGAGTTTATCTCCCCTTTTTATCTTTTTAAATTAAAAAAAATGGCATTTATAGATAAAATAAAAGCCTTATTTCCAGATAAGTATATTACAAAAGATGTACGTGCTGGAAAAAAAGGTAATAGCACAATACAATTAGCAAAGCTTTCTCATCTTAATGCATTGGGTACACAAGTTGAAACTGCATTGCAATTAGCAACAGATCAAGTTGTTACAAACAATTTAAGTATTGATGGTATGCCAACAATAGGTCTTCAAAAAACAGCTACTAAAATTACTTATGCTGATGGGGTTGTTCAAGAAGGTTGGCAATTAACCATTAAGGCATTTTTAGATGCAGCTGTTACAGTATCAGTTCCTGCTGTAGTTACAATACCATCAGTTCCTGGAGAAGCAAATGAAGGTTATTATTTTCCATTACAAGTTTCAGGATGTGTTATTTGTGCAGATGCTGCATCAGGTGGTAATGTAATAAATTCATTATCTAATGGTGCTGAATTTACAAATAGCAATGGAGGTGATGGTCTTGCATCTGATTTTTGTGGTATAGTTGAAACTACAGTTGGTGATCAAGTAACATTTAATTTGACTTTAGTTGCAAATCAACCTACAGGTGTTGAAACAGGTACAGCTGTTGCAGTTGTTAGATTTGAATTTTTGTGTTACGAAGGTGTAACACCAATATTAACTTAATAAAAAAATAATCATGGAAGAATTATATGCACAAAAATTAGATATATCTGATGATAGAGTAAAAGTTGCTTCAATATCTGAAGCAACATTTACAGTAAAAGCTTATGCAGAGTCTGCTCAATATTTTCCAATAGATCCTGGAGTTAAAATTGCAGATAAAACTTTAAGTCTTAAAGAAGCTTTTGAAAGTGGGATGATTGCACAAGATCAATATAAAGCGTCTCTTTCAGATCTTTATGAAATGAATCCTATTGAATATGCAACAAGAGAAGAACAAGCTTTAGCTGTAAAAGAAGATGTTAATAGAACTTTAGATGAAAGAGCTGCTGCAGAAATTATTCAAGATATTTCTAATAAAAGAAAAATAGAAAAAACTATTAACCTAAAATATTATGCTTCAAACTATTTTGATCATATGGTTAGATCAAGTAAAATTAGATTTGTGAAAAGAGATCAAACTATTTCAAAAATAAAAGAATTAGAATTAGATAAAAGAACTCAACAAGTAAAAGCATTAAATGAAGCTGTCATATTAAAATACTCTAATGTTAAAACTTTTGCTGATAGATTACTATCAATATCAAGTGATGTAGCCGCAAAGAAATTATCAGCACCCGTACAGCAAGATGATGCATTTAAATATAATGGTTTATAATAATTTAAAATAAATAGGTATGTATTATAAAGGAGAAAGAAATCATGTCAACCAAAACTTAAATGAAAAGTGGTTGGGTATGGATAAAAATAAAGAATTTGCTGAAGTAGTTCAAACTATTATTGATGGTGGCGGAGCTAAAGGTAAGTTTTATGCTGATGCACCTATTCCTTTATTACCAAGTGAACAAACATTACAATCATTTAAAATAAACTCTAATACATATAAGGTTGGTGATGTTCAAACACCAGCACAAAGTATATTTGTTAATGGGGCTGTTATATCAGATTTAAGTGGTTGGGCTAATTTATCAAATGTTCTTACAAGAAACTATGATAATTTTTATCAGGCAAATGATCAAAGTATTGGTAATAATGTTGTAGGAACTGAATTTGTTATGAGGGAAACAAGTTCTGGTAGATATTGGAGAATAAAATTTAGTTCTTGGACTCAAGGAGCAAACGGAGGAGGATTTTCCTATGAAAGAACTGAAATAGATCCTAATACAGGACAAGATTTAGGAGCAACCGTTACTTTTACTAAAGATGATAATGTTCCTAATACAGATGTTATAATTCCTGGGGTTTTGGAAATAACTAGAGGTAATCAACAAGGAATTTATAATTCAGCATTAGAACCAAATTATGATAACAATACTAATGTATCACCATTAAATACTGAATGGAATAGTAACTTTACCGTATCAATAAATCCATATACAATAAAATGTTATTGGTCATATAACAATTATGGTAAGGATAATCTTATAGGAGAATATATTACTCAAGATTTAGTTTTTAATTTTATTTTTAGTTTAGGTTTTAGTTTTAATCAAGATCCAGGATTGGGTATCTTAAATAAAATAGAAACACCTACAACTTTAAGAAAAGTAGATGGTACATCATTTATAGATTCTATAATACCTAATGTTGAAAGAGATATTTATTTAACAGTGACTTGTGAAGGAAGTTCAGGATCAGAAATAAAAGTTAATTATATTACACGATTTAAAAATGTAACTGATATATTTCTTTTCATTGAGTTAATTAGATAGAAATAAAATATTTAAAAGTATAAAAAATATAAAAATGTATTATATAGGAAAAAGAGAATATATCGGCCAAAACCTTAATGAGACATGGCTTGATATGATAAAAAATGAGGACTTTGTCCAAGTAGTTAACGATATTGCTGGAGGTGGTGGTGGTACAGCATTAGAAGGTAACAATTATGTTTTTGTACAAGCTAGTGGTACTCCACAAGAAAATGCTGTAGAGTTACAAGAGGCTTATGATTTAGCTAAATTAAGGGTAGCAACTTATGGTGAACAATTAGTACTTGTAGCACCTGGAAGTTTTGACTTTGCATCAGACTTTTTAGCAGATGCTGACGAGGTTAATATTGTTGGTTTAATTAACGCAGGTCCTGCTGTAAGATTTACTGGAGTTGGTACTATTAATGTAACAGGTCAATTCTGTGGTTATATAGGTATTACTACTCAAAGTAAACCTTTTATTGTAGGAGACAATGTAGGAGCAGCATTTATTCAATGCGAAGGAGGAGATGAGTCTTTTGGTTTTGGTGTAAACTCTGTAGGTTTTTTTGAAAGGTGCAATGGAGGAAATAATTCATTTGGAGCAGATGGAGCAGCTTCTGGACAATATATAGATTGCTATGCAGGTGATGAATCTTTTGGATGGAATGGAGATGCTGATGGTGATTTTACAAGATGTTATGCAGGAGTTGAGTCTTTTGGTTCTTCTGGAGAGGCATCAGGTAATTTTATTGATTGTAATGGTGGTAGTTATTCATTTGGTAGTTTAGGAGATGCTACTGGTAATTTTAATGGATGTCAAGGTTCTAACAATTCATTTGGAAGTGAAGGTAATGCAGACGGATATTTTATTGATTGTACTTCAAGTAGTAATAGTTTTGGTAGTGGTGCTTTTTCTACAGCAACTGGTACGTTTATTAATTGTTCTGCAGGTAATGGTTCTTTTGGAAGTAACGGTGGAACTGCAAGTGGTTTTTTTATGAACTGTACTGCTGGTGATACTTCTTTTGGATATGCAGGTAACGCATCTGGTACTTTTAAAGCTTGTAAAGCAGATAGTAATAGTTTTGGTGGCGTAGCTAGTGGTAGATTTGACCATTGTATTGCAGGTGACGAGTCATTTGGTTTTGAAGATGATGCTACTGGTACATTTGTTAACTGTACTGCGGGTGATTATTCATTTGGAACTGGAGCAGGTGCAGATGCAGGTGGTGTGTTTAATGGTTGTACTGCTGGTACGTATTCTTTTGGAACTGGAGGTTCAGCTTCAGGTATATTTACAAACTGTACCGCTGGGGAAAGGTCTTTTGCATACGGTAGTAATGCATCTGGTTCTTTTTATAACTGTAATTCAACTGGAGATTTTTCATTTGGTTGTGTGGGAACTGCATCGGGAGTTTTTCAGAATTGTAGTGCAAGAGAAAGTGGGTTTGGCGGTTTTGGTTCTGCTACTGGTACATTTATGAATTGTTCAAGTACTGTTAACGGTTTTGGTGGGTCTAGTGGTACTGCTACTGGTTTTTTTAGAAGTTGCCATGGTGGGGCATCATCATTTGGTGCATCAACTGGTTTTGGTGCAGAATTTCATTGGTGTTCAGGAGATTTTAACTCTTTTGGTGCTTCAAGTCTTAATTTGGGTTATTATTATGGATGTACAGGTGGTAACCAATCTTTTGGAGGAAATGGAGGCGGTCTTTCGGGTGTAGCTACATTAACTTATTGTAGACTAGATGCTGGAACTTTTGATACATCAGCTGCTACAATCCGATTATGTGTAGATGGTACAAATACAGAAATAAACGCTAATTAAAATAAAAAATAAATAAAAATGAAAAAGTATAATTCAACAACAGAAGGAACTTGGATAGAAGTATTACCTTACAAAATTACAGAAGAAGAAATGAATACATTAAAGAGTAGTGAAGATGTAGCAGTTGTACAAGCACTTATGGCTGACATTAAATCTAAAAAAGAGGCAGCTGTTGAAGCTCCTAAATTAGATGAGTTAGTAGCTTACTACAATGATCTTAAACTTGCTTTAGAATTAAAACCAGAAGATGCTTACAGTTTAATTTCTGTAAACATGGCTGAAGTAGGTGCGGATGAGTACAGAGGTATTGTAAACTACAGAGTTGGGAAAGAGCACAAACAATATAGATTTCCTAAAAATGAAATAACTACCTTTAAATTTTAAAAAACAAAAAACTACAACTGGGGTAAAACTCAGTTGTAGAAAATAATATTTTATTATATGTACATAATTATGTACTTTTGTTTAATAAAAAAATCAACATTATGGAAGATTACACTATTGTAGAAAAATATCAACAAAGAAAAAATAAGACTATTGCTATTAGACCTTATTTTAACCCAAGTAAACAAAACATGGGATTAGAGAATTATAACATGTCTCTTCATGACGGAGTTTATCATGAAGAAACTTTAGCTTGTTTAGAAATGAACGGTGTTAAAAGATATGTTACTGGTTTAAATGAATTTGCACCTGACGTAAAAAGATTACCTCCAGGTGAAAGAGAAATTAAAGTAAAAGAAATTAGAAAAGCTGTTTCTCAATTAGAAATGGATTTAGCAGCTAATGTTGTAGATCCAGAAGACAAAGAGTTTTGGAATAAGTTAACTCTTCTTAAACCAGATAATGATAAGTTTTGGTCTAAGATTAACTTAAGATGTGGTAATGATCCTGTTTATCTAGACCCAGAAAAAGACCCATATGATTTAATTAAAATTTATGCAATTAAAGCAGGTGGATTTTCTATTGTAGCTAAGTCATTAAAAGATGCTAAAAAAGCTAATCCAGTTCCTAAATTTTATTTAGATACTGTAGAAGAAAGTATTGTTACAAGAACAGAATATAGTAAGCTTAGAAATAAAGCTTTAGTAGAATTAGAAAACTTATATAACAAGAATTCTACTAAGTTAATGTACGTTGCAAAAGCTGTAGATATTGACAGCACACAGTACACTAAAAATACTCCAATTGATATTCTTTATGAAAACATGGATTCTTATATCAATGGTAATGGAACTGAAAGTAATAAAAAGAAAGCTGCTGAAACTTTTATTAAAGTAGCTAAATTTAACATGGAAACTCTTAAGCTTACAGCTTTAGTTAAAGATTGCATGTTCTATAGATTTATTACATTTAAATCAGGTGGTTGGATTGAAACTTTGGATAGTGCTATTAAGCTTGGTAAGAGACAAGAAGAAGTTGTAGATTTTCTTAAAGATCCAGAGAATGAAGAAGTGTTAAATAGTTTATTATATAAAATTGAACCTTACTGGAATTCATAAATCTAGATCATGAATAACGACACATTACAATTAAAGCTAAAACAACGTCTGAATAAATTAGATAGTCAGGACTATGATAATATAGAACCTTGGCAGATGATTGAGGCTTTTAATAAAGCTCAATTGGAATGGTGTAGGAGAAATTTACATGGTAACAATCTTTATAAGGAAGGTGATGAAGGATCTAAAAAAAGAATTGATGATTTACAAATTCTTTTAACAGAGTTACCTTTAACAGGATCTGTGATTGATAATTATTTTCAATCTAATAATTTTCCAGATTCAGATAGATACTTAGAATATAAAAGGGTTAGTGCAGAGGCTACAACAGAGTGCTGCACTGATCCTAGATCTATGACGGTATATTTAGCTGAAGTGGCAAATGTAGATCTTATACTTAGAGATCCTTTAAAGAAACCTGATTTTGCATGGGGTGAAACATTCTGTGTATTAATAGATGGTCAAATAAGGATATACCAAGATGACACATTTAATATTGTAAATCCATTATTTACATATTATAGAACTCCAAGATTAATTGAGATAGCAGGAGTACAAAATCCTTATACAGGTACTATATCCGCTGTTGATGTAGAATGTGAATTTAAGGATGATCTAACAGAAATATTTATTGATGAAACTGCAGCTATTATTGCAGGAGACATTTCAAACTTTAATCAAATGAGTATAGCTCAACAGGCTGCTGAAAAAAATAATTAATTATGGAACAAAAAAGAATGCTTAAAAGAAAAGTAGAGGAAGCTTCAACGAGCACTATGAAAAAACCTGTGATCAAAAGAACTATGAATACAAGATCTCCAGAAATGCAACAAGTAGATGCATTAACTGGTTCATTTGTTAAAGAGCTTATGAATGCTGCAACTAGCTTTCATAAATTACATTTACAAGTAACAGGTGTTGGTTCATATGCTCAACACAAAGCTTTAAATGAAATATATGACGCTTTGCCTGATTTATCTGATTCTATAGCTGAAGGTTATCAAGGTGCTTGTGAAGTTATTTTACAATATGAAGATCAATCACCTATGATGTTACAAAATGTAGATGAGGCAATTGAATATTTAAGAGAAATTAAATATCAAGTGGATGAGCTTCAAGCTGTAATGCCTCATTCAGAGATTGTTAATTTATTAGACACAGTTAAAGATGCAATTAACTCTGCTAAGTATAAATTAATTTTCTTATCATAATTTGAATTAAAAAAAAATATTTGTATATTATA